TATACGGTAGCTTTGGCAAATATCTTCGGGGGTAACCTACGTAAGGTTATGGAGATGAACATGGCAAAGCTAGATGATAGAGAGCAACGTGGTGTACTAAAGGGAAGCGGAGATAATAGATGAACAACTACCTACCAACAGACTATCAATCCTTCATTCATACTTCACGGTATGCACGTTGGCTTGATGATGAAGGGCGACGAGAGTCGTGGGGCGAAACAGTAGATCGTTACGTTGACAATGTAGTAGGGAATAAGATTGACGAGAACACTAAGGATGACTTAATGTTTTCTATTCTCAACTTAGAAGTCATGCCTTCTATGCGGGCCATGATGACTGCAGGTCCAGCTGCTACTCGTGACAACACTTGTATGTACAACTGCAGCTACTTACCCGTAGATGACCCTAAGTCCTTCGATGAGGCTATGTTTATCTTGCTCTGCGGTACTGGTGTCGGCTTCAGTGTCGAGCGGCAGTTCGTCAGTAAGCTCCCTGAGATCCCTGAGCTGTTCGTTAGTGAGACTACTATCGTTGTCAAAGACAGTAAGGAAGGTTGGGCTAAAGCTCTTCGTCAAGTTCTTGCTCTCCTCTGGGCTGGTGAAATCCCTCAGTGGGATATTGGTTTGGTACGTCCTGCAGGTGCAAAGCTTAAGACCTTTGGTGGTCGAGCTTCTGGTCCAGCACCTCTTGTTGAGTTGTTCAACTTTGTTATCACTACCTTCAAGAATGCACAAGGACGTAAGCTATCTAGCATTGAGTGTCACGACATCATGTGTAAGATCGGTGAGGTAGTTGTCGTAGGTGGTGTACGTAGGTCAGCTATGATTAGTTTATCTAACTTGTCAGATGATCGTATGCGTCATGCTAAGTCAGGTGCATGGTGGGAGAATGATCCACAACGTGCCTTAGCTAATAACTCTGTGAGCTATACAGAGAAGCCAGATGCTGTATCCTTCATGCGTGAGTGGATGGCACTGGTAGAGTCAGGAAGTGGAGAGCGTGGTGTATTCAATCGTCAAGCAAGTAAGAAGCAAGCTGAAAAGAATGGTCGGCGTGATCCTAACTATGAGTTCGGGACTAACCCGTGTAGTGAAATCATACTTAGACCGAATCAGTTTTGCAATCTCACTGAAGTTGTGGTACGTGCGACAGACAGCATGGAAGATCTTGAGCGTAAAGTTAGACTGGCTACGATTTTGGGAACCATACAATCCACCTACACCAAGTTTCCATACTTGCGTAAGGTGTGGAACAAGAACACAGAAGAAGAGCGTCTGCTGGGTGTGTCACTTACAGGGATAATGGACAACTCTTTGATGACTATTAAGAATAAAGACTTGGAGAAGACTCTTGAACATCTTCGTGGGGTTTGTGTTTCTACTAATGCTGAATGGGCTGACCGTCTTGGTATACCTGTTGCTGCTGCAATTACATGCGTCAAGCCTTCGGGCACGGTATCGCAATTGGTGGATAGTGCCAGTGGCATACATGCTCGCCATAGTCCCTATTATATCCGTACTGTGCGTGGTGATAATAAAGATCCCCTAACACAGTTCATGTCTGATCAAGGTATTCCTAATGAGCCTTGTGTTATGAAGCCAGATCAAACAACAGTATTTAGTTTCCCTGTGAAGTCTCCGACTAAGGCAGTGGTTACTGAAGATATGACAGCCATTGAACAACTTGAGACTTGGCTGATGTATCAACGACATTGGTGTGAGCATAAACCCTCAGTAACAATCAATGTACGTAAGGATGAGTGGTTTGAAGTAGGTGCCTTTGTGTACAAATACTTTGACGAGATGTCGGGTGTATCCTTCTTGCCTTACAACGAACACACTTATCAACAAGCACCTTATCAAGAAGTAGATAAGGATCAGTATAAAGACTTGCTTTCTGCTATGCCATCTGCTATTGCTTGGAGTGAGCTGGCTAACTACGAGAAGGAAGATAACACAGTCTCAATGCAGACAATGGCCTGTACAGGTGATGTTTGCGAGATGGTAGACATAACATAAGGAGATAGATATGTTTGAAGTAATGACGTTCTTAGCAGGTGCTGTGATTGTAGTAGACCTTGTTATTCCAGTGGCATTAGAAACAATTTCAGGGTTGTTCTAATGTATGTTCTAGTGCTCATAATGTTCTTTGAAGATAGGTATAAGATCCAAGGTCATCATACGTTCTTTCCAAGTCAGATTGCTTGCCACGAGTTTGCAGCCCCACTTAAAAAAAGACTTATGGACACTAGACCTTCACCTAACTCTAATGTAAAATACTATTGTTTTGAAGTTCCAAAAGAGGTGTAAATGAAATACGACCCAGTAAACAACCCAGCACATTATAAGCTAAGTGGTGGGATAGAGTGCATTGATTATATCAAACAGGTGCTAACCCTTGACCAGTTCATTGGTTACTGCCACGGTAATATGATCAAGTATCAACACAGGTACATGTACAAGGGTAACCCTGTTCAGGATATGGAGAAAGCAGAATGGTATCTAAACAAAATGTTAGAGGCAATGGAGGAAAAGCACAAATGAGGCCATACGAAGAGGGTATAAAGGACTTTAAGGAAGGCAACTTAGGTAATCCTCACAGACTAAATACCAAGCAGAACAGGGAGTGGGAGATGGGCTTTAATAAAGCCTACTTCCGTAACCTTGAAAGGGTTAAGCTTAATGAACAAAAACAAAAAGAGTCTTGAAGAAGAGGCCAAAAGTTACAGGCAGAAAAAGATAAAGCCACCGCTTAAAAACAAAGCACTTACTTCTCGTAGGTACTTAGCTGGTCAAGCGATGGCTGCGTTATTGTCAAGATCTCCAGGGCATGTTCACAAAGGAGATATAAAGCGTGAGTCATATGATTGGGCTGACTTCATGTTAGAGGATGATGATGAATAACAAAAGGGGGCTTCAAGTGGCCCCCTTAAGTTTATTGTATAGCTCTTAATTCAGCTGGAGTTTGTAGTCGTTTTATCAAATCCATTGTATTTAAATAATCTTCTAGTATATATAACTCTTCCCTAGTTAATTCAGATAACTTATCTTCTAGATTTAAATCCTTTAAAGCTTCTGTAACCTTACCCCTAGAATGTTTATCTGCAATCTCAAACTCTAGGTCTGTTGTATCATTAGGGCCAGATCTCTGTAAAGCTATAAGAGTCTTGGCCATTTTTCTTGTGGGAGCTACTACATATTTTTTCCATTGAGTTTTTTGTTGCTCTTGAGTGGCATTCCTAAACACATTACTCTCCATAAGTTCTGTAGCTTTAGGTTCAAGTATCTGAAAAAATACATCATGATATTCACTAACAGCTTCAGGTGCCATCTCTCTAGTTTTTACAGCAGCATTTAATTTGTATTGATCTTCTCCAATAAGATTTAATACCCTTTGAGTGTTAGTTAAATTTACTCCACGTATACCTAGTATCTTTGTAGAGGAAGGATCAGTAAGTCCAGTTGCTGTTTGTACTAGCGGTGCTTTAACTTCTCTTCCAAGAAGTAAGTCTGCGATGTTATCAACATATCTAGTTGCATCGTTAAGTATTTTTTCACCTTGATACTTATCTACAGGTCTTCCATCTCTACCTAAAGCAATTCCAGCTAACGTATTAATAGGTTCTAGTGGCCTTGTTACAGCAGCAATTGGTTGGACTATAGTTGAACCTAAAACTTTATTAAATGCCTTCCAATAATCAGCATTATCAGGGTCAGTTAAATAATAAGCAGCCTCTGTAACATCCCTTTGACTCTTATCTAAATTTCTTAGTAATCCAGACAAAAGAAAATCTTTTCTAACCCTTTCGTACAACTCTGGTGGTGGAGCTTCGCCATCCATGTAGTAAGAAGCTATCCTAGCGGTAGCTTTAAACATAGAAAAAGGAAAGTCATATTGTTGATTAATAATCTTTCCTGTAAGTGGATCTATGCTTTGATACATATCAAGACCCTTAAGTCTGTTTTCTTTTTCTTGGCCAGCCATTGAAAATATAAGGCCAGCAGAAACAAAACCCCTAGTTAATAAAGCATCAGTTCTTTCTTCTTTAAACTTACCCATTGATTTCATAACCAAGTTTAAACCAATAGTATTTTTACCAGCAAAAGCCATTGTTGCATTAAAAAATCTTCCGAAAGGAACTAACATACCTATCCCAGGAAGATTTCTGGCATCTTCAATAATACCAGCAATTTGTCCTAAGTTAGTGCTGTCTTTATATGACTTTGAAAAAATAGCATCTAAAGTATTGTCTACTGCTTCCGCTTCAATTTGTGCATAAACATCTGAAGCTAAAAACTTTTTGATTGGTTCATCACCTATAGTTTTTGACCCATAAAAATCATTCCAACCTTTACCCGTAGTAGCTCTAAGTTTTTTATCCATTTGAAAAATAAATTCAACAGATTTTGTATAGTTATCCTGAGCTTTAACTAGAGTTAAAGTTTGAACTAAGTCAATCTTATCATCTATAGCTAAACCTAAAAGTTTTTGTTCTGGTGTAAACTTACCATCTGTTACAAGCTTAGTCGTATTTTCTACACCCCCAGGGAGCATACTATTTAATCTCTGAAGTGCTTCAGAGTTTCTAGTCAGTGCTGATTGAAATGCAAGGTAGCTCATGTCAGGGTCTAGTAAAAGTTTTGCCCTCATAACATTAGATTGAAATAGTATTGCAGCTAGATCATGAGATTTTTTACCTTGCTTGGTAGCACCCACTAGTT